TCCGTCTCGTAAAACTTGCGGCACACCTTGGTGATCAGGGTCGACTTTCCAGAGCGCGCAATACCCTTGAGGAAAGGGATCACCTGCCAACCGTCAATCTCATTCACGTCAAAGCACAGACGACCCATGAAGACGTAAATCCACTTGGCAACATCCTCCTCGAGGCGCTGGTACTCGAGAACCTTCTGAATATTTGGTGTTGGAATGTTCCACCAATCTTGCAACTCGTGGTACGGGTCAAAAGGCAGGTCAAAGTACTTGCATGAGACGATGGTTGGATCGAGCTCACGAAACTCGTGGGAAGAGTAATCATAAAACTTGATGTTGTACTTTTCACCATCCCAGTCCTTTCCAATCAAGAGACCATTCTGGAAAGACCACACGTGACGATCCTTCTTAATCTCCGGAAACTGAAAATCCTTGCAGTTTGTCATGTGCTTGACCACGTCAGTCACTAGGTTGCCTCGGCTCGTGAGGTTCTTCCACATGACGGGCTCATCCTCCTTTTGGGTCACATCATAGACAAAGTCCTTGATCTCCTTGACGATGCGCCACGCACGGGTGTTGCGAATCTGGATGCAACACTGACCCTTGTAGCGGCGGTACCCCTCATCATATGCCCGTGACAGGAGAAAGAGGAGCACCTTTTGGTAGGGTGTCGTCTCCTCATCATCCTTCAAACTCGCATCTGTATTATCAATCGCAAGAGTCGGGTTATTGATTCTGTTGTGTCTGCGCTCCCAGATGCGATACTGCTCAAACATCTCCTTACGATCAACGATAAGTCGTCGAACCCGAAATTCAAGAGTAAATTCGTCTCCGTTAATATCCTTGCTTGGTGTTTTGTTCGCCCCAAGAGACTCGATGCGAGTCAAAAGAGTTCTGCAACTGTTAATAAATCGATCCTTGCGAATTCTGATTACATCGTGTTCATAATTTTGCGGGTACTGGTCTTGGTCCCTCTCCTGATTCTCTGGAAAGAGGACAAACGCCCACATCTTTTCGGATGCGAGCGTGTTTCCGCGAATATCAAAACCAGCATCCTTTTCAGCTTTCGTGATGCACGTCTCGAGTTCATCAATTGTCCAAGAGCTCACCTCGTTTGTTTGATTTGCGATTCGAATCTCCTCCTCGTGTTCTGGTGTTACATCTTTCTGAATTGTGTGAACCCTGCGACTTGCCATTGATAAAATGACGCGAGAGTTTTTTAAGCGGGTGCAAGGATGCCAGCAGGTTCCTCCTTGGTCTTGAGTTCCGTCAGAATTTTGACCAAAATCTTGTTCTGCATCTCGAGCTGGAGAGCAATCTTCTCGGTTGCCTCCTTGGAGCCAGCCAGGAGGGTCGCGATGGTCTCGCCGTCCTCGGTGGCAAGCAGGCTCGCGAGCGCCTCGAGCATGTCGGGACCATCCTCAAAGTCCTCCTCCTCATCAAACTCATCCTCCTCTTCCTCGGGGGGTGGTGGCACTGGGGTCTTTGGGGGCAGGGCACGGCGTTGAGACATTTGTATTAATGATGTAGAAAATAGGTCTCAATTAAAATCGCGAGTAATACTAAAATGCCCGGAGGAGCTCTGCTTCAACTCGTCGCGTACGGTGCTCAGGATGTGTACCTGACCGGCAAGCCAACCGTCACCTTTTTCCAGTCCGTGTACAAGCGCCACACCAACTTTGCCATCGAGGCAATTCCCCAGACTTTGTCTGGAATTCCAAACCCCGGTGGTCTGGTTTCCGTGACGCTCGCCCGTACCGGTGACCTCATCGGTGACATGTGGGTCCAGCTCCAGCCTACTCCCACCTCAGTAGGTCAGCTGACCTCCAATAACGTGGTGGCTGACATGTGTTGGGTTGCCGAGCGTGCTTTCAGCTCTATCGAGGTCTTTATCGGTGGACAGTCTATCGATAAGCATTATCAGCAGTGGTTCCGCCTGTACGCAGAGTGTTTCCTGATTGATTCCAAAAAGTTCAACTATGGCAAACTCACCTCTTTGCCAATCGCAAATAACGTCAATCAAACATCTACGGGCTACGTCTACCTGCCACTGATCTTCTGGTTCAACCGTAACCCCGGTCTGTACCTGCCCCTGATTGCCCTGCAGTACCACGAGGTCCGCATCGATTTCACCATCAGCGCTTTGTATGCCAACTATTTCGGAACCAACCCACCCGCTGTGTGGGCAAACTACATGTACCTGGAGAAGGAGGAGCGTGACAAGTTTGCCACCAAGAACCAGGAGTACCTGATCGAGCAGGTTCAGCACGTGAACGGCGATCCAGTCGGTACATCGTCTGAGAACAACCCAAGCGTCATTCGCATCCAGTATAACCACCCAGTCAAGGAGCTCATCTGGGTTTACCAGAACGGTGCTCCCAACTCGAATCCAAATTCCATGTGGAATTTCTCTTCCAACGTGGCGAATGTCAATGTGACTATCGACACCAACAAGCTGTCTCAGTCCGGAGCTCTTTCCACTCCTCACAACACAGGCAGTCCAATGCTGTACATCCCACCAGTTCTTTCGGCTCCACTGTACTCCACCGCCGCCGGTTCAGTGGCACAGTACGGCACTATCTATGCCCAGTCCAACGTGCTCACCGGCAACGTTCTGTGGGTCGAGGCTGGTCTACCCCAGTACGGCACTGCCAACGTCACCTACGGTCAGGAAGTGGGTCCTCTGCACAAGTTCAAGCTGATTCTGAACGGTACCGACCGTGCATACGAGCAATACGGCAAGTGGTACAACCAGTACCAGCCTTACCAGTACCACACCGGTCACCCCTACCCAGGAATCTACGTCTACTCGTTCGCACTCAAGCCAGAGGAGCTTCAGCCAAGCGGCGCTTGCAACTTTAGCCGTATCGATATGGCACAGGTAGCAGTCAGTCTCAAGACTGGTATGCCCACGAATCTGGTTCAACAGATGTTTGCTGTAAATTACAACATTCTACGAATTGCATCGGGTATGGGAGGTCTCGCGTTCGCAAATTAGACGGATTTCCCCAAATTTTTTTCTTGGATCATAGTACAAAACTATCATGGCCGGTGGACTTATGCAGCTCGTTGCTTACGGTGCTCAGGATGTGTATCTGACTGGTCAGCCCAAGGTGACCTTCTTCCAGGCGGTGTACAAGCGTCACACCAACTTTGCGATGGAGAACATCCAGCAGACGGTGAACGGTACCCCCTCCAACAGCGGTCGTGTGTCCGTGACCATCGCCCGCAACGGCGATCTGGTCGGCAACATGTACGTTCGCCTGCAGCCAACCCAGCTGAACAGCTCTAACTTGACGTCTACCAACGCCAACATCGACATGTGCTGGGTCGCTGAGCGTGCCATTGCCGCCGTTGAGTTGACCATCGGTGGTCAGCGCATCGACAAGCACTACCAGACCTGGTTCCGTCTGTACGCAGAGTGCTTCCTGGGTGAGAGCGACAAGATCAACTACGGCAAGCTGGCATCCAGCTCTAGCCCCGTGGCTGATAACACCAACGTGAACAGCGTGTACCTGCCTCTGCTGTTCTTCTTCAACCGCAACCCCGGTCTGTACCTGCCCCTGATTGCCCTGCAGTACCACGAGGTCCGCCTGGATTTCGACCTGACTGCCTACTTCACCAACTACTTCGGCTCCAGCGCCCAGGTGTTCGAGGTGTGGGCCAACTACGTGTACCTGGACACTGAGGAGCGTCGCCGCTTCGCCCAGAAGGGTCACGAGTACCTGATCGAGCAGGTGCAGCACACCGGCGGTGACAGCATCACCGCCACCGGCAACCCCGGTGCCCAGACCATCCGTCTGTCCTTCAACCACCCAGTGAAGGAGCTGATCTGGTGCTACACCAACACCACCGCCACTGCCTACAACAGCATGTGGAACTTCTCCACCTCTTGCGCCAACGTCAACGTGACGTGCGCAGCCAGCCCCCTGTACTCCCCAGGTGCGCTGCCCCACGCCGCCGGTACTCCCCGCCTGTTCTCCAACATTCTGGCGAACGGTACCGCCACTGCCATCTCCGCCGCTCAGTACACCTCCAACCTGTACTGGATTGAGGAGGGCACTGCCAACAACTACACTCTTAGCACCAACGCCGGCTCCGCCGCTCTGGGTATTCCCATGCTGGAGGTTGGTCCTCTGTACAACTTCAAGCTTGTGCTCAACGGTCAGGACCGCTTCAAGGAGCAGACCGGCAAGTACTTCAACCAGTACCAGCCACTGCTGTACCACACCGGTGTGCCATACCCAGGCGTCTACGTGTACTCCTTCGCTCTGCAGCCAGAGGAGCACCAGCCAACCGGCACTTGCAACTTCTCTCGCATTGATAACGCCCAGGTGGCGATCAACATGAAGCAGAACTACACCACCCCTCTGCAGAAGATGTTCGCCGTCAACTACAACATCCTGCGCATCCAGTCTGGCATGGGCGGTCTTGCCTTCAGCAACTAGACGGACCAAGTACGTAGTACTTGTGACGGAAGCATATTAAAATTTAAAAAAATAGGGCTCAAGCCCGGACTTCGGTCCCAAGGATGCCGTTCGCGTCCCTGAGATTGAAATTTAAAGAATGAAAAAAGCAGATGGTGACTATAGTCACAAGCCACTGGAAGGAGGATTTGACATGGCTCAAGAATTCAGAGTTTCCGGTGGTTCTCATAGATAAGGAGGGTGCAGACCCAACGTGTTTTGAACCATCATACGTCATCCCGAACAAAGGTCTCGAGGCTTCAGTATATCTTAAATTCATTATAGAGAGATACAACGATTTGCCAGACCATGTAGCCTTTATTCATGGTCACGAAACAGCTCACCATCAAAAGCACTCCCGTCCCCTTTTAGAACTCATTCGAAATGCAAACATAAAAAAATATGATTTCATATCTTTGAACCATTGGTACAGAGACTATGTGTTTCTAGATGAACCGTTATATAATGTGTATTTCACACAGTGGTGGGACGTATATACAATCCCGTACAAAAAGCCGCCGGTACCAGGGATGTGTTGTTTCATGTTCTCAAATATACCCGTTGGAGCTCAGTTCATAGTTTCCAAGGAGAGAATACTCGCCAATCCACTTGAATTATACCAAAAATGGTACAACCTCCTTGTGTCTCGGGATAATCCAAAGGAAGCTGTATTTCTCGAGCACATGTGGTATCTTATTTTTGCTCAGTGTATTTATTACCAAGTACCAGACGATTTGTTTTTATTACCCACGGAGCCATATGTTCACTGGTCAAGTACAAATTAAGTATGTACACTTAATAAGGAATGGCTGGTGGGTTCTTTCCAGGACGCCCTTTCCGTTTTAATGTCAAGTGTATCGTGTTTACTCTTGTTCTTGCGGCTGGGTATTGGTACCTCCCTCACAAGAACCCCTGGGTCCTCGCCTTTTTGATTTGGTTCCCATACATCGCACTTGCATGGTACGATTATACATATGATTGCAAGGATAAACTGCAGCCAACCATAGTCCCTTTCGGGCGGTACATCTGGCTGCCATTCAAACCCCCCGGGTACAAGGAAGCTTATGACGAGCTCCCTCCTGATAAAATTGAAGCTATGAACAAGCTCGACCACCTCGTGGGATGGACCCTCCTTGCCGGTGGTCTCATCACCTGGAAACTACTTTCCAAGAAGCACTGAGTGAAGAAAATTCATCTTGAATGATTGATGAACACTCGGTCGGATCAAAGCTTGGGCTACAGCAAAAGACGTCCAAGTAAATCCTGTTGAGTTCTGGATACGTATGAGCACTGAAATGGCTCTCGGCGAGAACCAGGACTCCCGTTGCCCCATGGGGCTCAAATTGGTGAAAAGCTCGGGACACAACTGTGAACCCGCACCTTTCAGCGATTCGATTCATAATACTCTCAAGGTGGGAAGTCTGGGAGACCCAAACCCCTTCGATATGACCTATGAGGTGCTTCATTTGTCTTTCAACGCATTTCCTTTTTAAGGTCTCATGCTTTGCCACCCGGAAAACATGAGGAAGATGAGTGCTGCCAAGTAAAGAACGCCAAAATAGTTTTGGTAAGGCAACTTCATGTTGGTGCGAGCCTGGAGAAAGTTGGTGAACATTAGGGTACCAATGAGCAGGACAAAGATGACCAGAAAGACTGAGTCAACTGCTGGCATTTATAATGTACAGACATAAAAATGGACGCCCTCACTTCCAATGTCTCTGTAACCGGTCCTGAACTCGTCAAGGCGGTCTCAGCTCTGATGCCCGAGGCGAATATAGCAGTCATCCTCGATCAGACAAATACCATACATCTCACGAGGGTCCTGGGTGTCTTGAAGTCCCAGAAGTTTGACACCGTCTTCCACCTCGTTGAGACCATCTGGGTCATGGGACTGACTGAGGAGAATGCCCGAGAGGTCCTTTCGATGATGATTACATATGAATATTCTTTCTCACAGGAACTCCGGGCTGATATACGGAAACTCATAGCCTCTGGACTTTTTAATTCTATTTATAAATTTGTGAAGGTTGAGGAGCCAGTGGCGGTGAAGAGGTGCGGGTGTTTCTAAGGGACTATACTATTCCAGTAAAAGATGATGAAGATACCCATAACAACCTGGGTGGTCGCAGTGATGATTGCCACAGAGTCTTTACGGTTCGAGTCAACAAGCATGGACTGGACACCCATCAAAATAAGAACAAGTGCAATGAGTACGAGAATTGAATCTCCCAACATTTATTAATTAAGGATATTTTATTTATTATACCCATGGCATCATTTGCATACCTTGATCCACAAAATGCCCTGCTTGAACTCGCACTGGGGAGCCTAGCAGCCATCCCACAGGAACACCCGAGTGTAGAGGTTGAGGCAATCCCATGTGAACTCAGCGAGTCTTGGAAAGCATTTGAGAAGGAGCTTGGTAATTTTAAACTAAAATATAATACTGTCAAGAGGGACCTGGGTATCAAGACGAATGAGCTGAATGCCATTTACCAAAGTACACAAACTGCGAAAATACTTGCAGATAAGATCAACTCAGATGACTTAAAGGCGAAGATTCTATCTATAATAGACAGCTACGAGTCCGACGAGGGTCTGCATACCCTGACTCAACAATGTGGGAAACTCAAGGGGCAGATGGAGGAGATGCAGAAGGTGCTGAAGAATACAGATGCTGAAAGGTACGCGAAATATGTTTGTTTCATATGCATGGAACGGGGTATTGATTTGTTTTTCGACCCGTGTGGACACGTTGTCTGTGACGCGTGCTGGTTTAACACCCGGGACAAACGCCATTGTCCCGGGTGTCGTGGAGATTTGTCTGGAGGAGTGAAGAAGATTTTTACGATTTAAGTGGACCTAGACCGACCTTAGCTCAGTTGGTAGAGCGTGGGACTGTAGTTCCTACGGTCGCTGGTTCGATTCCGGCAGGTCGGAAAGGGACGAATCTTGTTTCGTTCCGCCCTTGAGCCCTCATAGCTCAGCTGGTTAGAGCGTGGTGCTAATAACGCCAAGGTCTCAGGTTCGAAACCTGATGAGGGCAGCGTTTGTAGTCTAATGGTTATGATAAAACCCTTCCAAGGTTTAGATCCGGGTTCGATTCCCGGCGGACGCATTATAGGTTCTATCGTATAATGGTTAGTACGTGAGACTCTGAATCTCGCAATGGGAGTTCGATCCTCCCTAGAACCTGCTTCCGTAGCTCAATTGGTAGAGCACCCGTTTAGTAAGCGGGAGGTAATGAGATCAAAGCTCATCGGAAGCAAGGGACCCGAGCACGTCCTAAAACTGCTTTCAAGCTCCTGTAGCTCAGTCGGTAGAGCGTCAGACTGTTAATCTGAATGTCAACAGTTCGATCCTGTTCGGGAGCGTTTTTAGGTGGAATCTCCTCTTAAAAACACACCTCGTATTTTAATAAAACAGAATGAGTTTCGTTCGCCTCGTCGACTCTATGGGGACGGACGAGTCCATTGTCCAAGCTGCTCGTGTGTCGTACGGCGCAGGCACAAAGAGCGTCAGTGATGATCGGGCTCTCATCCGGTACCTCATGCGACACAAGCACACGACACCTTTCGAGATGGTCGAGTTCAAGTTTCATATTCGAGCCCCCATCTACGTGGCGCGTCAATGGCTTCGACACCGCACAGCATCCGTCAACGAGATGAGCGCTCGGTACTCTGTGATTCCGGACGAGTTTTACTTGCCTGACCAACTCCGTAAGCAGTCGGCGTCTCGTGGTCAGGGGGGAGAAGAACCCTTCGAGTCACCGAACCTGTTGGCTAAGCAAAAGACCTCGTGTGATTTAGCGTTCCATGTGTATGATGAGCTTCTGGAAAAGGGAGTCTCTCGTGAGCTCGCTCGAGCCCACCTGCCTCAGTGTACTTTTACCGAATTTTATTGGAAAATTGACCTTCATAACCTGCTCCACTTTTTGTCTCTTCGCATGGAGGACCACGCCCAAAAGGAGATTCGTGACGTGGCAAACTTGGTCTATGAGCGCATCAAGCCTATCGTCCCCGTGACGTGCGAAGCCTTTGAGGACTTTCGGCTCGGGGCAGTCACCTTTTCACGCATCGAACTAGAGGCACTCAAGGATATCATCAAGGACCCCATGAGTGCGTCGTGGCGCGCACTTCCTGGAAAGGGAGAGAATCAAGAGTTTCAGGAAAAGCTTAGATTGTTAAATATGTAAGGTAATGTTAAATGTTAAAACAAG